CTGCACTTAGTGCATTTACATAAGCTATGTCGTCTTCAGTGTCTGCCAGCAAATCTGCCTTTGCTATTGGGGCAGTCATTGCTGTAGTTCCTTGTCTTATGACTAAGTCATCACCACCACCTGTATAGGCTGCGGTATCATAATCGTAAGAAAGGATTGCACTTACAAACTCGATTATCTTTCCAGCCCCTGGTGCTGCTACTAGCTCTGCGCCTGCAGTTGCACCAATATCCCCAGCTGATGTTCCTACTATCTCAGCTGAAGTTAAGGTTTTGGAAACTGTCTTGATTGTGTTGTCTGCAAGTTCAGCACTACCAATAGAACCTGCTGTTGCTTGGACGTCTGCTGTTATTGCACCTGCTGCGCTTATAACCTCAACACCACCAACTGTCAAAGGTCCTTTTATGTGTGTTCCTGACATGTTTTTAATTAATAAATGTTATTTAATATTTACCCCCGACTTTGGGTGCGGGGTCTAACATAACTGTACCCTAGTAAGGGGTGTTTCCACCCCCTACCAAACCACTACTAAGTTGAGAATGCTGCGCCGTCTCCCTTAGAACCCCAGATTCCTCTCCAGTCTCTCCAACCCTTGGAAGCGTAGTACATACCTTTGTAGTAGACTACATCCTGTTTAAATCCGATTTCATCGTTCTTGGTTACGTTTGGCTTTTTTGCCCATTGCCACATTAGCTGTGACATAGATGTGTCCTCTAGGAACCATGCTGTGTCAGAACCTCCGTTAGCTGCGCCCAATCTATCCCATACCAATATCTCAATAGAGCCATAGAATGACTGCATTGATTTGTATACGTTTATGTCGTTGTCTGCAGTACCACTTCTTCCATCACTCCTTAGGTCAATCAAGGCCTGTTTTCTGAGTGCAGGTGGAATAATAAGTCTGTTTCCAAAAACTGTAATCATTTGACCTCTGTCGTCCTTTTGAGACTCAAGTGCCAAAAGTCCAATCTCTACATTGGTCTCGTCAAAGACGATTCCAGTTGCAGATGCGTTACTCTGTGCGGCTCCACCGTCCGCTCTTGGGTGGAGAACTGAACACAATGATTTTGCATCAGTCATAGAAGTTGCCGTTGCTGTGAATGCGTCGTGGAATATATCTACTGCCTGATCCTCAACATCTCTTGCCAATGCTCTGGCTAAGTGTCTTGAACCATCCCAGATTTCCTTTGCTTTTGCCCACTGTCTCATTTCCATTGTAACAGGCATCATCAAACCTTTCTTAGCTGGGGTCAATACAACTCCATATGCTTTGATTGGTAAATCTTCCTGATATGTACCCATTTCAGCTACCGCTGCTACTGTTGCGAGACCTGTATAGTTCTCAAACGTATCAGATTTGCTTTCCTGAGTTCCTACTTTGTAAATCTTTTCCAAAGCAGGCTTTACTTGCTTATACTCGTCGACGAAATGTTTCCTGATCCCAGGTGTCACAACTTCATCAATTGACATACTTGTTAATGTCATTTTAGTATCTTACTTAAATTAAATTATTAAAAACTAACTTAATGCGTTAGTTAGACCTTGTATTTCTGCTATCTCAAATAGTCCGATAGATGTGTCTGAATCAAGTCCAAATCCTTTTGGATTGTATCCAATACAGAATAATTGACCTGCGTCGGTTCCGTCCTGAGCCACCGTACTAGTGTCAACAACTTGTGCTCCAGTTGTTCCCGTGATATCAAACCTACCACCAATATGTGTTGCGGCGAAAGTTGTACCTGTATTGTCGTTGTCCATAAGAACTTGCATTCCTGGATACGCCCTAGCGACTGTAATAATATCTCCCTTTGCGGATGCAGCTTCTAGTGCAATACCGAAGATTCCCTCTCCAGCTGCAGTTGCTTCTGCCTCGCCATCTGTAAGCAATGTTACAAAGTCGTTCTTTGCGATAGCCTCTCCAGCGGTAACTTTTATTGTACCGTACTGGTTTGGACTACCTACTATTCTTGGGTTATACATAATAATATGTCCCTTAAATTAAATTATAAATTTTCAAATATATCATCCTCCGAAGAGTCCTTATACTTAACATACTCGTCCAGTGACATACCAGCCAATTCAGCTGCTCTTTTCTCGTCCTGAGACAACCTGCGCGTTCTGCCAGAAGCATTTGAAACACTTGGTGCAATTGCACTCGCGTTCTCCTGGTTGGACTGAATAGCCCTACCCACTTCTGTATTCTGCGCTTGTCCCCTGTGAACGACAGTCTTGTAAGCCTCGTCCATTGCCACTTGAAAATCTTTCCCGTCAGTCTCCACTAACTCACTGGCTAGTGTGAAAATCAGGTTCCTCACCCTTTGTGGGTTTGGAGAAGCAGCAATTTCCGGTCTTTCTTTCTCAAACGTAGCAAAGAAATTCTCCGCAGCTTGCAAATCGTTTTGCGTTTGAGCTTCTCGCTCAATCCTTACTTGCCTCGCGGCTTGTAAGTCCGCCTTAACGTCCTCTGGTAAGTTATTAATGATCGTTTTGTCCTCTTCTTGGACTTCGGTTTTCTTTTTAAAAGAATCAACGGTACCCCTTGGTAATTTCCCTGACGCTTCTAGTTTCTCTAAAACCATAAGACGAAACTCTGGGTCTTGTTGAGATACCTCTGCGATAGTGTCCCAGTATGTAGCTTTTGACCCATACTTTTCTTCTATCTGGCCTAACCTCTCCTTAACCCCTGGCCTCTCTACGAATGGAATCTCTTCCTCTTTGACAGGCTCTTCCTGAACTGGTGCTGGTTCCGACTCACTCGGCTCCTCTTCCATAACAGGTTCTTCAACGCTTAATTCTTCCTCAGTTACTACGTCGTCCGTAACTGTCTCCGGGGTCTGCGATTCCTCCGGGGCTTGAACTTCAAGCTCTTTAATGTCTGCAGTCTGCTCCATTTATTTTACAGCTTAATTTATATGCACGGCAGCGAACCGTCTCTTTGCTTTTTTAAATCAGCCATTAGGTGGCGAACCTTAAAAGCAAAAAGGAGCTACACTTAAGGTCTATCCCTAAGTGCAACTCCCTTTATCGAATATTGCTATATATTTAATATACTATGTTTTTTTAGGCTGCGCAAGAGCCTCCTCTTTCTTACGCAGTTCGTACTCCTCTTCTACGGCTACCTGTAAGCTTGCTACGGCACTGTACGCCTCGCACATGCCACGTAAATACTCCCTCCTTAACATACCATCAACATCCTTAACGGCAATACTAAAATCATCATTTTTAATATCAGCTATTCTGCTGTCCATTAGTTTCTTTAAAGTAGGGTCTTTAGACGTAGTCCGTAGTTGGCTTAATTCATCGCTCGTAAGCTCCTGTAGTGTCATTTAAACATCCTTTACATCTTAGTTAATGGCCCTGCACCCCCTTGAGTAAATCCTGCCTGTTTGGGCACATTAGGGAGCGCACTGTCTCCACCCATCCCGGCTTGCGTCATTTGTTGACCCATGCCAGTATCTGGACCCTGTGGTTGTTGCTGTGGTTGCGGTTGGCCCATACCCTGCGTAACTACTTGGCCGGCCTTTGCAACCATTGCAGCTTCTTCTACGATATTTGTTGTATCAAACTGAATATGTTCAGAAATCAATGGCAGGGTTTTTCTAATCGTGTCAAACCCTTGCTGTTGTTCTGGACTTAACTGTATACCCGCGCGAATGCTACTCTCAATGTCTATCTTCTGAGTCTCTAATTGATTAAGAAGCATTTGTTCAAAGTCTGTGTGTATCTTAATGTGCGTTGCACTCTCTCCTGCTTTTGGCACAGCCCTCTTACCCTGATACATTTCCATGTTCTGTTGTTCTGCTCTCTTAATGTCTTCCTTCTCGTTTTCACTTTGATTAAGTAAAAGCTTTGGTGGTAATCCCATGACATTCACAAAGTGATCAGCAAGTTCAATTGCATTAAATAACTGCAGTGGAGTCTTCATCATTGCCTGTGGGTCGTTTGGATTAACTGCGTAAGGCATAATCATCTTCATGGAATCCATAAGCCTTTGCTGTTCTAATGCTCGGCTTATTACCTGCTTTGTCTCTGCGCTTAATGAAACCTCGTAATCATTAGGGGTAACCTTTATTAGTTCGCCCGTTTCTGGATCCTCGTACTCGTAAAGTGCCTTGGAAATCTTTATTAGAGAAACCCTCTCTGGGTTGTCCTCTACTTTGACAGTCCTCTCATCCCAGTCCACGTTCACATACTTACCAGGAATAGCTATCTCAAAAGGCTCGCCCTCACTAGTCTCACCATTAACAAGTTTACTAACCTGTGGCTTAGTCATGAACTCGTGAATCCTACTGATTAACATCCTAGCAACATTCTCCAGTGTTCCTGTGAAGTTGTCTACAATGTAATTTACAAATGCTTCGGCAACCTCTTTGTTTAAAATGTTTGCCGTTGCTGTTGCATCTTTTCTTAAAACGCCCAATTGATTTGGATCGTGCTGACTTGCAAGGATTGCGTCCTTTTGAAGCATTGAAATCCCCTGGAATATATCCATTGTAAGATTAGGATACTTCAATGGTTGAACACTTCCTACAACGTCCGTGACTGGCAACATAGCACCTGGGTCTCCGTTGACTACTTGATACTTTCTTGAAAAGTCACCGTAATCATTTCGTTGTACAAGTAAAATAGGATTGATTGTATAAAGCAACCAATCGTAAAATGCGTTTTGAATTAATTCTAACTGATACACACTTGGTATCAAAAGGTCTACCATACCTACTCCGTAAAGTTGATTTGGTAAACTGTAAGGCTTAAGCATTTCTAAGGGAATCTTCTTGTCTGAATATAACAATGGACTTTCCTTGATATATATTTCGTTAGCCTTGACCTTGTACTCGTCCTTGTAATAATCCCAACCCTTTACAAGATACACATACTCCCCGTCACTACTTATAGGCGGGTAAAGATATCTGTCGGGATGGGCCTGTTCCCCTTGCGGGCTAACCCAGTCTTTGGTTATTGGAGTTACTAAATCAACATCCTTAAACCCTTCCTTACCCTCGAAGTTTGCTTTGAAATCCTCAAAGGTAATTAACTCTGCCAAAAATGCGTGCCCGCAATTATGCACTGGGCCTTGCATGTTTCGCGCTGCTGGGTCTAAGTAAATACTTTGCAATGGATAATTAAGCAATACCGGTGCGTTAAAATCCACCTGCTCCACTTCTACGTAAGGCAACTCACCTTTCTTAACCTTCTTCTTTTGCTCTTCGTCTAATTCCTCCGGATTAGTTAAAACCTGTTTAACTTTTCTAGTTCTCTTTAACCACTCAATCCCTATTGGTGCAGTCCCATGCACAATCGCCGTATAAAAAGCGTCTCTTAATACAGTCCTGTAATCCTGTTTGGCAAAGTAATGATTGACAACTAACTCGTCAACCCTCGCTGCTAATTTCGCCGCAGTATTAATGGGACGTACAACAAACGCTACGTTCATTTTAGACAACTTGTGCATTGCACTCTGAACACGCCCAGTTATCTCTGGAGACTTAACGTTACTCCTATAGGACTCCCCTCCCGAATCTTCGGTAGTTGGAAGTGCGTATTTATCCTGCAACTCCCATCTGTCCTCCCAGTCCCCGTCGTTCCAGAAACACGCAACCCTCCTGTTCTCCATTGCCTCATGGTGCAGTCTGTCAAACCTTAACTGCCCCTCTGTCCTTACGGGGAGTTCCCCCGAATCGTTTGGCTTACTCATAATAATCTATGATTAATTTATCGTTAACAATTCTGGGCTGATACACTCTCTGTTTAAAAGATAAGTGGGCACTGCCAAATATTCTACCAAATAAAATATTGCCCCAGTTCCCGTCGTCATCCTCTCTTACGTAGACTCTCTGAATGGCTCCATTTTCTATGACTATCTCATAACTAAACCCTACCTCCTTAAGCTGGGTCAGCCAGAGTAAAAACTCCTCATTCTTGTTAGACGCCATTAATTTCTCTACCATTAACTTCTTGCTTTAACTATATTACCTTCTTTTCTGCTTACCTTACCCTTAATCTCACCAACCTCCTGTGCACTCTCAAAAGTATCCTTGCTTGTAACATAACTCATACTATACTTTAGCAAATCTTCGACGTTTTGAACAGGCTCTATTATTAAAAATCCTAACCAAGGGGATTCTATCTTCTTGCCGTCTCTTTCCCAGACCCTCTTAACCTTCTCAAGCCCCCTTAAGCTATTTGCTTGTTTTTCGGTTAAAATTACACTCTCCCCTGGATTAATTACAAACGAAGACAAATACTCGGTCTCTATACCAGACTGTCTTGGCATAATA